TAGACGCTTAGTGAGTATATAATAGAATAAGTTTTTGTAAAAATGCAAATGTGGAAGAGTAATAAATGGTACGCATTTCTAGAGTCTCGCGTTCTGGAGACAAAGTAATCCTAAAGTCTTCTACTGGGTATGGAATCTTCTCTTTAGATTCATCTGAAGTAGTGTCTGGAGAGTTTTCCTCTCTAGTCGCATCAGGGTCTTGGCGTCGTCCTTCTAAGGGCGACGCTGAGGCGTTTGATAAATTAGTTCAGATTGCTGATGGAGCTATTGTAGCTTCTACGGCCCCCGTTCCTGAAAAGCGTCCTCGTATGTATCGAGCGCCGAAAAGTGTACGAGAAGAGATTTCACAAGCCCTGAAAGAATTTTCTGCGATAATCTCCGATAGTGATAGAGAAATTGCAAAGCGAATTTCTCAAGGCCCAGTAGTAAAAGATGACATCGAATGGATGTACACTTTCTTTAGCCAAATCGATAAAGCTGAAAAGCTTCGTGGTGGGAAATATGGTCGACGCTGGGCAGAAAAAGTCTGCGCCGTCAAAGACCCTCTCACAGCCTCTGTGGCGCCTTTTGATGACAACGATATGTTCTACTATGGCATTAGCAATATCGAGGACTCTACGCGTGTCCAGCACCTTCTGGCAGTAGACCCTAAAACTAATGAGCTCTACGACTGGACAGATGGCAAATTTGTTCTCGCTTTCGGTGAGACCATCTCAGATGTTGAAGAACCATACATTCTCCCACTAGATGGCGAAACTGCAGCAAAACTCGCTTCTTGGATTAATTTCAGCAACGTGAGTGATTTTGCAGGTTTTGACCCCTATAACGCAAACTACGAAGAGCGCAATCTTTTTGAGCTTGCTGCATCAGAGCTAGATTTTGAAGAGCTTGATCGTGTAGCTTCTATTGTTGCAGATGCGACAGGTTATTCAGAAGCAGAGCGAAGTGTAGCTGCAAAGCGTCAGCGTCGTGGTCCAGGCGGTAAGTTTGGTGGAAGTGGTGGTAGTGGCTCTAATCCTCCCGGACAATCACTCACTGCCTTTAATAAAGCGCGTCTACCATATGAACTCCCTACAGTTGAGAACGTAGCAGATAGAATCAACGAATGGCTTGGCCAGTCTGTTATTGACTCTGAAGAAGACTCAATCACTGCAGCTGCAGCCACGACAAGTGAAGCTATGTACTTCGCCATTGTGGATGAAGTAGACAAGACTGCTGTTATGGATGCTGTAGCAATTCGTAAATCTCCTGACAATACTCCTGAAGCTTATCTTCGTAAGGGCGGAGAATGGGTCAAGGATGATGACATGCTGGCAAACCTCCGTGGATCAACCCCACCCGTCGTTGTTGAAATTGATGACACTGAAACAGTGAAGACTGTTCTTGCTCAGATCGATGAGCATGATGGAGAAGACACGGGCGAAATTGCTGATGATGTCTCTACTTCAGAACAGATCAATGCTCTGTCAGTCGGCTTCGAGATGGCTGATGGTTCATTCAGCATCAAAAATCTTTCAGACCTTGAAGATACTTTGACAGTGTTTAGTTTCCTTGAGCCTACTCAAGATGAGATTACGCACGTCCGTAAACGAGCTCTAGCTCTCAATCGAGTTGATTTGCTTCCATCTGAGTGGCGCACAGTCACCACACAGCAGCGAGGGATCACTGCTGCTGCCCAGTCGCCGCTAATGGGTGAGTATGGTGAGATACTAGCCGCTGGGGTTCCAGGTGTTGCAGACACACCCAGTGACTTCGCAGCAGCTGCTCGTTTGAAGAATTACTGGACTCAGGGTCGTGGAGCTGCTAAGATTCGTTGGGGAACTCCTGGCGATTTGACTCGAGCTCATCGTCATCTTGCTAAGTATGTTGGAGTCAACCGCGCCTGGGGACTTGCACAGAACTACCATAAGAGTCTCTTCAATGTTTCCAACACCACGCATGACAAAGCGACTGGCCAGTACAAGTCACGTAGAAAGCACTAAATATGAAGATTCCTTCACTTAATGCTGAGTCTCTATTTAGTAATGAAGAGTTCTCCGCTAAAATGATTAAGAAAGCTGAGCAGGCTGCTTTAGCTGCATCAGCTGTTCAACCACTAACTGCATCTGCTCTAGAGAGTGGCGACTACGATCTAAATATAGGAGAAGGTGGAGATGCATTCACCATCCCTCTCCTTATTCCAGAAGAAGTAGAGTCTGGAGACAGTCGTAGTTTCAAGGCAGGTTCACTCGAATGGGCAGAACTCCCGCTTCCACTGATGTGGCAAGTAGCCACAGATGATGGTCATGATACTTCCTACATTGTAGGTCGTATTGACTCTATTGAACGAATTGAAGGTGGCCTAGGAAATGTCAAGGGCGTCTTCGATATTGAAGGATCATTCGGTCGAGAAGCTCAGCGACTTGTCCGAGGCGGATTCCTTCGAAGCATTTCTGCAGACCTTGATACCTTTGAAGGATCAGCAGAAGGCGAAGAGCTCGCTGATGAGACCGACGAAGACAGCACTGACGAGAAGATTAAGTCTAAGAAGATTGTTGTTGACATGGCACGAGTTATTGGTGCAACTCTAGTCGCCAAGCCTGCATTCCAAGAATGCAAAATCATCATCAATGAAGCTCCTAGCTTTGCTGATGAATATGACTACGAGGTAGCTGATGGGCTACATGAAGAAGTGTTTGACGATATGGAAACAGAACTTTCAACTCTTGCAGCCTCAGCTGCTCCTGTTGTTCCGCCAAAGGATTGGTTCTCTAATCCTCGTCTAAGCGGTCCAACCCCTCTAACAATTGACGACAGCGGTCGAGTTTATGGTCACATTGCTGCATGGCACACTGATCATATCGGTCTACCGAATGCAACGAAGCCACCGCGTTCTCGTTCAAAGTATGCACATTTCCGTACTGGAGTTGTTCGCTGTGATGATGGTACTGACGTACCTGTAGGCCAGCTTACTCTGGCTGGTGGACATGCACCTTTGCAGGCTTCTGCTAGAGATGCTGTAAAGCACTATGATGATACTGCATCTGCTCTTGTAGACGTTGCAGCTGGTGAAGACCAGTTTGGTATTTGGGTTGCAGGAGCACTTCGACCTGAAGCAACTCCAAACCAGGTCCGTGCCCTTCGCGCATCAGCTCCTTCAGGAGACTGGCGCCCAATTGATGGCCGTCTAGAACTTGTAGCAGTCTGTCAAGTAAATGTTCCTGGTTTCCCAATTGCTCGCACAATGGTTGCAGGTGGACAGATGACAGCACTCGTTGCTGCTGGTGCATCTACATTAGCTAAGCTTCGTGAGACTAAGGTTGATCAGCTTGAAATGCGTCTTTACGATATGGAGCAGACTGCACTTGCAGCGCAGGCAGCTGAAGCACAGGAGTTCATGCGTCAGGCAAATGCAGAAAAAATGCAAGCAATTGCTGCATCAGCAGCGCGCATTCGTGAAGAGATGGAACCTGAATTTGAGCAAAGAAAAGTAAAACTCGCAGCTCAAGCATTGAGTCTCAGAATGTCTCTTGAAATGTAACTATTAATAGAAAAAGCGCCTTACAGAAATGTAAGGCGCTTTTTTTATGCATACACACTTTGGGCACATTGTATAATTGATTCTGAGCGATTCGCTAGATTAAGGCGGCATCCCTCCTGCTGAAATGACATGTTACTTAATAGGTGAAATACGCCTATTGCCTAACCCGTCCAGGAGGAATATCGTGGACCAATTCAATGACCGCCTTGATCGCATCTCCGAACTAAGCGAAGACGAACTATCGTCACTACGCGAAGAGTTGCTATCAGAATTCAATAACGTCGATGACGGTGATTACACCGCCGACAAAGTTGAGACAATGAAATCCCTTTCATCAACCTTCAAAGCTGTAAAAGAAGAGCAGGCTCGCAGAGTTACTGAAGCTTCTACTCTAGCTAATGAAGCTGCTGAAGCTGCTGCATCTATGAAGGATGTAGATGAAGCTACTGAGGATGCTGCAGAAGAGGAAGCCTCTGAGCTTACTTCTGAAGAGCCTACAGTTGAAGAAGAAGATGAAGAGGAAGAGGAAGCTGTAGCTGAGAATGCTGTAGCAGAACCTGAAGCTGAAGCTGAAACTGAAGCAGAACCCACCGTTGAAGAGCCTGAAGCCGAAACCGAAGCAGCAGTTGAACCTGCAGCTGAAGAAGAGGAAGAGGAAGAAGACGATGAGGAAGCCAAGAAGGCTTCTGAAGCATCTGTTGAAGATGTATCAGCAACACCAACAAATGAAGTAGCTGAACTCGCTACAGAAGAAATCAAAACAGAAAGTTCGGAGGAACCCGTGACTGCCTCAAATACCCCTGCAACTCCAGAGGATCGTCGTCCATCCGCTAAGGAAGCTGCTCCAGTTTACACCATCACCGCCGGTGCAGACGTACCTAACCTTCCAATGGGCTCAAAGCTTCCTAACCTCCGTGCAGTTGCACAGGCTCTTGTAGAGCGCAAAAAGGCATGGGGAAACATTGGTGGAAACGGTGACGGCGAGAAGAGCACCGTAGCTAAGTTCACTACTTCTTACCCAGAGGATCGTATCCTTTCCGAGACTGACCTTCGCGGCAACCGTTCAAAGGTTGAAGCAGTTGTAGCTTCTGCTATGGCTCGCGACGAGACAGGTGCTCTAATTGCTGCTGGTGGCCTTGCTGCTCCAGTAAACATGCGTTACGAACTCTTCGGATTCAGCGAGTCTACTGACCGCCCAGTCCGTGATTCACTCCTAGTATTCAATGCTGACCGTGGTGGTATTCGTTACATCACTCCTCCAGTCATTGCTGACGTTGAAGGTTCTGTATCTCTATGGACCATCGAAGACGATGAAGCAGCAGCAACTGAAGGTGCACCTAACCCAGTCAAGCCTTGCCTTCGCGTAACCGCTGGTTCCGAGGTCAACGTATACATTGAGGCTATCCCTCTCTGCCTAACCTTCGGTAACCTTGTTTCTCGTACATACCCAGAACTAGTAGAGCGTCACACTGAGCTCGCTATGGTATGGCACGCTCGTTACGCTGAGACTCGTCTTCTAACCCGTATCGGTGCTCTATCAACTCAGGTTACTGCTCCTAAGCAGCTTGGCCTTGCTCGCGATATCTTCGTACAGGTTGACCAGGCAGCTGCGGCTTACCGTAGCCGTCACCGTCTAGATGCGAAGTCCCCTCTTCGCGTAATCTTCCCAGAGTGGTTCAAGAACGCTCTACGCGCCGACCTAACTAAGCAGCTTCCAGGCGATGGCCAGGACGTTACTTTCAACCTCGCTGATGGCGACATCAACCGCTGGTTCGCTTCACGTAACATCAATGTTACATGGCACATCGATGGCGAAACAGGCCAGATCTTCGGTGAGCAGACTGCAGGCGCGCTTCTTGAGTTCCCAGACGATGTTATCTGGTACCTATTCGCTGAAGGAACATTCCTGTTCCTTGACGGTGGAGAGCTTGACCTTGGTCTAGTTCGTGACTCTACCCTCAACGGCACCAACGATTACAAAATCTTCCTCGAGACCTTCGAGGGTGTTGCTAAGGTTGGTATTGAAGCGCTTCGCATCACTACCCCAGTAGCTATCGTTGGTTCTACTTCAGGTACTGTAGACCTCAGCGTCTAAGCATTAGAGAATATAAGTAAGTAGTAGCTGGATTTAGAAATACCTAATTAGGAGACCCTCTTGGCAATTATCGGCAGCAATACTTTGGTAGTTGATACCGCTAATCCAGAGCCTTCTGATTACGGTATTCTAAGTCCGGCTACTACCCTTATTACAGACAACGACGATCGCTGGATTGGCGGGTTTACATACCCAACAATCGATGCAGGCGCATCAGTCATGTTAGCCCCAATCAGTTCTAGCTCTACAGTTCTTAGTGGAGCTCAGGTTATTACACCTGAAGATGGAGCACTTTCATACCGTTTCTACTACCCATTTGACATCAGAGCTTCAATGCAAGCTTCGACGATGGGCAGTACTCCAGAAGAAATCTACAGCAATGCTGAGTCTGTACTTGATGCAGTCACTCAGAAAGCTATTGAGATTGAATTCTGGAAGGGCGTAGTTGCTCGTACTCTCACAGGTACAGGAGCAGACGACGGAAACCGTTATCTTGGCTCTGCAGCTGGAACTGATTTTATTGATGTTACCCCTTCAGGTTCTACAGGTGGTGTCAAACCTCGATATGCTCAAGCTCTTTTGGAGCAAGCACTAGGTGATGCCACTATTGGATCGAAGGGTGTACTTCACACACCGCGACTTCTCGCTAGTATTCTAAAAGTCAAGGATTCCGATAAAAAGGGAGTCCTCAAGACTAATCTGGGTACGCCGGTTGTTGCAGGTGCAGGCTACTCAATGACTGGCCCCGACGGTCAACCAGCAGCAGCTGGTAAGGCCTGGATGTTTGCTACAGGCCCACTTACAGTTCGAATCGGACATATCAGTGTTATTCCTGGTGAAACTTCACAGGCGATTGATACTCGTATCAATACTATTACGTACTACATCGATCGTCCAGCTGCGATTACTTGGTCAACATCCAAGCTATTCGCCGTTCTAGTTGATCTTTCCCTCGATTACGCTTAAACTTTTTAGGAGAAACTAAAAATGGCACAAGATTACGCAGCCAGCATTTCTGGCTCAGCAATCCGTGTTACGAAACTGAATGCTGATGGAACTCTAGCAACAGGTGCTTCTGCATCTTACGTTACAAAGGCCGTTATCTCTCTTTCGATGACACCTGAATACGAAGACGGTGACGAATTCGTACAGAAAAACGCAGGCGGAGAAGTTTGCGTTACCTTCAAGGCACCTGATACGCTCAAGCGCGTATCTCTAGAAATCGCAATCTGTAATCCAGACCCTGAATTCACAGCTATGGTTGCTGGTGGAGAGCTACTCTCTGCTAGTGGTCAGTCTGTTGGTTGGGCTGCTCCAATTATTGGTACAGATGCTAACCCTAATGGTGTTGCAGTTGAGATGTGGTCCCGTGCTATCGTAGCCGGTAAGCCTGCATCTTCAAACCCATTCTGGCACTGGATTTTCCCTTACGCTGTATTGCGTCAGGGTGGAGACCGTACCATTGAGAATGATATTCTTGCAACCGCATTTGAGGGTTGGGGAGTTGGAAACCTAGGCTTTGGTAGCGGTCCTGCTGCACCTCGCTGGGCATTCCCCGCTCTTACCGACCGTGCTTACGCATACGCTCGCACATCGTCTATTCCTACAGGTACTGGTTACCAGACTTCATCTTAGTCGATAAGTAAATTAGTAGCAATCTGGCTGGTTCTGAACACTCAGAGCCAGCCAGTTTTGTTTATAAGAATGATATAATTTATTTTGTACATGGAGGAATTATGGCGGTTTTATGGATTAGTGCAAATGACACTATGGACCCTACTGGCCCATTCACGGACTGGGCAGTCCGAACAGCCAGTTGGATTCTCTACAAGCTTACAGCTGAGAAATATTCAGGCATTCAGGTGACAACAGACTTCTACAGTCTTGACCCATCTGGTGTTCTTCAATATCAGCCACAAATTATTAATGGTGAGATGCGTAACCTTCCTAAGGGTCTCTCACAAAGCTCTAATCTGCAACTTCGTCTACGTCGTGGACCTGTTCTATCCATCGCTGAGATTTACTCTGGAGGAATTCTAATTCCTAACACTGAGTATGAACTCCGAAACAATGCTTTCGTTGTGCGAAAAGATAAACTGTCATGGGTGACAGAGCCTCTTAAAGAATTGTCTGTGACATATACGCATGGCAGCCCACCACCTATTGCAGGTAAACGAGCTGCTATCAGATTGGCCAATGAGTTGATTATGGCTGAGACTGGTGACTCTATGTGTGCACTTCCTGACTCTGTCACATCAATCAACCGTCAAGGTATTTCATATACTCTACTCGATCCTCAAGTCTACATTGAGAAGGGTCGCACAGGTGTATACGAAATTGACATGTTTATCTACGCCGCTAATCCTAGAGGCGCTTTAAAGAAACCTGCCATCTACGCAGCAGGTAGACCAAATGGAGAGAAAATCAATTGAGCAAAATAAATCCGTATGCCCCTAAGAAAAAGGTTGTTGCAGAAGAGACTGTAGCTCCTGTAGAAACTGTTGTTATTGATGTTCCAACTGGTTCTGTCAGCAACATTCTTAAGTGGGTCGGCCAGGATGCTGACAAAGCTAAAGCAGCATATGACGTTGAAAAAGAAGACACTAAACCACGTGTATCTCTTCTAACAGCACTTAAGGAACTATTCTAAAATGACTACACCCAATCCAGTTGGTGATCTAGCCCAACTTATTCTTGCAAATGTTAATGCTACTTTTGAAGAAGCTGGTGTCGATCTTCCTACTGTCCAGATGCTTGTATTGGGTGGTCAGGGCACCGTTGCCCAGCTTTGTGAACAGCTATCAGTCTCTGTAGAACAAATGTACTCAGGCACTCCCGGGGATCAGGCACAGGTAGCAGTTCGCTGTGATGCGCCACGTACTACATCATTTGCCGTTGAACTTGTCCGATGCGCTCCAACTGGAACTGCACGTGGCCGTTCAACCCCTCTCCCTGCCGCAGAAGATGCCGCTCAGCAGAGTGAAGTTGCTTTGGCACGAATGCTCGACATGGACCTTCTGATGACTGCCGGAATGAACGCCTGCGAGGCTACTTGGTTTGGCACAGGTATTGTTGATATTTCTGCAGGTCCTCCGAGTGGTGGATTCCAGTCTCTTGTATTGTCTATTGCAACTGTTGTTGGTGGATAGTCATGGCTTCCTTCGAAAAATTTGATGCTGAATGGAATCATCTTTTACGAGGTAAAGGTGGAATGGTTTTCAACCACATCGACACTCTTGGACAGCGTGTACGCCGTCTAGCTCGTCGTCAAGTTGGCAAGAAAACAATGGCACTCTACAATTCGATTAAGTGTAACACTGTAAGCAATGGTCGAGGTGGACCTGTTAGTACAATTACGGCTGACAATAAGATTGCTATGATTCACCACAATGGTTCTCGACCTCACATTATAACACCACGCAGACAAACTACATTGCGTTTTCCAGTGCGTGGTAAAATGGTATATACGAAGCTTGTTCATCATCCTGGTACTAAACCAAATAGATTCTTGACAACCCCGCTTCGTGCCGTTATTGACGACTGATAAACGATATAAATAAGGAATGACATGGCTGCTAAACTAAAGTCTTTTACATCCAAGGCTAAGGCCCCTCGTATCTCTTTTGAGCTTCTAGATGAGAAGTTCGAAGCATACGGTTCTATTCCAGGAGCCGTCTTGCTAGACTTCATTGGCTCCTCTGATGAGAACTCTTCAGCAACTGCACGAGGCATTGGTGAATATCTAAAGGCTGCACTACCCAAGGATGAGTATGAGCGTTTCAATGCTTTTACTCGCGATCCTGAAAATAACATTGAGCTTGAGGTTCTATCTGAGATTGTTTCTTATCTCATTGAGGAGCAGACCTCGCGCCCTACGGAAGCGTCCTAGAGATAGGGCGCATCTTCATACAGAGATGGCCATATATCGATGGTGAACACACCAGTCGAGGTATAGACATTCTCGCAATATTGAATGAGTTAGATGCCGACCGCTCATTCAATATGATTGACAACATATTCGTAGAAGATGCTTTACGAGATGCACAAGTCCAAGGAAATCTTGTACTTATTCGTGCAAAGGTAAACAAGATTCACGATAGAGAAAAATCTACCGGTGCTGACGATGAATTCCACTCTGGAAATGGCCCTATAGAGTATACAGAGCAAACCGAGCATGGATTTGTGGGCCTAGAGGCGCCACTCGGCTAATTTACTGGAGTAACGAATGCCTATTATAGGTTCCGCAAGTGTGCAGATTCGCGCCATAGATAAATTCTTTGAGCGTGACGTTCGTGCTGCAGTCCGTAAAATCAAGAATGTTGATATTGAGCTAAAGGCTGATGTTGATCTAACAAAAGTCAACAAAAAGCTTCGTGACCTCCGTTACCGCATGCGCAACAATGTTATTCAACTTAACATTGATGCTCAGACTGAGACTATTGAGCAAGATTTTGAACGAATTGTAGATAAATTCCACAATCGTCGAGTTACGATTCAGGGTAATGCTGATACTGGCATGGCTGAAGCTCAGCTTGCAATGGCATCGCGCAACCGTAGTTCTACTATCAATGCGAAGATTAGTCCTGAAACCCAAAAGGCGCTAAAGGGACTATTCTACACCATCACAGGTTCTATCCCATTCGATAAGGTAAAAGCAGGACTTCTAGGTCTTGCAGGAAACTTTGAAGCGATCACCATCAAGGGTGCTGCAGTAGTTTCAGTTGTATCAGCATTAGCTTCAGAGCTATTTGCAGCGACAGGTGCAGCATCTGCACTTGCTACTGATTTGCTAGATATCGTTGGACTATCTGCAGCACTCCCTGCTGGTATCTTTATGTTTGGTACTGCAATTACTGCAGCTACCATCGGATTCAAAGGATTCTTTACAGCTCTTACAAACACGGGTAAGAAGGGTGCTGAAGCATTCGCATCACTTTCTGATGGTGGTAAAGAAGCAGTAGAATCTCTTCGAGGACTGGGTAAAGAAATCTCTACCCCTGTCAAAGATGCTTTCTGGGATGCACTTGACAAGTCTCTCCAGAACATGGTCAAGACATCAGTCCCGGCTCTTAAAGCTGGTTTGACTAATACTGCTAAAGCTATGGGCGGTCTCTTCAAAGACGGCTTCAACTCTATGGAGAAGTTCGTCAAGAGTGGCGGACTCAAGACCATGTTTGACGGATCAAACCAGGGTCTCCAAAACATGCGTAAAGGTATTGACCCACTTGTCACAGCGCTAGGCAAACTAGGAGTTGTAGGATCAAAATTCCTTCCTGAGTTTGGCGACTGGATGGGTAAACTTGGTGTAAAGTTCGGTAACTTCATTGATCAAGCTGGAGAAGATAAAATCTCTGGCTGGATTAGAGATGCTGTCACCTCAATCCAGTTGCTTGGTTCAAGCATCGGTAGCGTCGCTGGTATCTTCAAGGGTATCAATGATGCCGCTAACATCGCTGGTTTTGGTGGACTCCGTGCATTCTCTGACAGTCTAGCTGGTGCTGCTGAAGTAGCCAACAGTGAACCGTTCAAGTCGCAACTTGTAACCTTCTTCAAGGGCGCTCAGGACGCTTCAAAGACCTTGCACACCGCAGTAGGTAATCTATTCAAGACTTTGGGTAGCGCCTCCCAGGTGTTCGCTGGGTTCTTCAGGGAAGGCTCTGGAGCCATTGCGGCTCTAATCGACAACATCTCTGCGATGTTCTCTAGTTCTGATATGCTGGCAGGACTTTACACAGGTCTTCGCGGTTTCAATGACGCGATGACTGCGATGAAGCCTGGCTTCGTGTCACTTGGTGGAGTCATTGGCAATATTGGAGTTATTGCTTCTGGTGTATTCACATCAATGGCTCCTGGCTTCAATGACATCATGTCTACACTAGACCAAATCTTCGCAGCTCTGGCTCCAGGTCTTGAAGCTGTTATTCCAATCTTTAACGCTTTCGTGCAGTCTATTGTTTCACTCGCTAGTGGACCAATCGTCACTATTGCACAAGGCCTTGGAAATCTTCTTACTGCATTCTCGCAAATGCCAGGATTCCTACAGATCATCCTTATGAGCATGGGTACTCTCATGCTTCTCGGACCGAAACTGAAGGGTGTCTTTGGAAGTATTTCTGACGGATTCGGCAGAATGCGCGGCCGTATGGATGGTGACTTCACAGGGCTATCTACTGGTGCACAAAGAACTATGCGACAGTTTACTGCAATGAAAGACCACATTGGTCGTGCAGGTGCAGCTATGCGCATGATCCCATTTGCAGCCGCTACGAGTGGACTGGGTGGTGTTGCAACAGCAGCAAGAGCTGCAGCCGGTCAAGGCGCCAAAGCGGGTCTTAGAGGTCTTAGCGGTGCAGCTTCTGGTCTAATGGGCCTAATGGGTGGTCCATGGGGACTAGCTATTGGTGGAGCAACTGCTCTACTTGGAATGTATGGAGCTGCACAGGAAGAATCAAAGCAGAAGGTAGAAGCTCTATCACAGACTCTTGACCAGCAGACTGGTGCTATCTCAAGTGCTACTAAGGGAATGCTAGCCACTAATGCTCTTGATGGAGCAACTAATGACTGGGACAACTTCTTCCGCGGCATGATGCAGAACTCGAAGTCAACTGAAGAAACTCTTGATCAGCTTGGAATCTCTACAAAAGACTACACAGACAAACTAGCGGATCCGGCTGGACGTGATGCTTACGTCAAGGGCTTTGAGCGAATTCGTGATGCACTCCGCAACGGTATTCCTGTTACTGATGAGATGGCTGCTGCTATCGGTACTACTAAAGAAGCCCTCGAGGGAATGAATGACGACAGCATGGCTCACCTTGGTGAAAAAGCCAAGAATGCTGCCGATGAGCTAACAAAGGCTGAAACGAAGACTAGAGCTCTTGCAGAAGCGACAGGCATTACAAGCGCTCAGGCCAAGATTCTTGAAGGAAACTTTACTACTCTAGCTAGTGCTTCTAGCTCTGCCGGAGATAAGTTCAGTGCTCTAAAGTCTAACCTTGATATCCTTAGTGGTGGAATGCAGACTACTGCCAATGCTAAGAAGACACTTGGACAGGCTCTTGATGACACTAAGGCGAGTCTAATTGGAATCGCCGATGGTGGTAAAGTTTCTCTTAATGCTCTATTCTCTATCAAGGATGGATTCGATTTTGCATCTCAGTCAGGCCGTGATTTCCACACAGCCATGGAAGGTGCTGCTGATGGTGTTCTTAAGAGTGGTACTGCTGCTCTAGACCAAGCTCTCAAGGCAGGTAAGAGTGTAGCAGATGCACAGTCTATTGCCATGCAGGCAATGCAGCCTGGTGTAGCGGCTCTTCGTAAGCAACTTGCTGATCTTGGAGTTGAAAGCCCTAAAATTGATGCTATCATTCGTAGCTTCGGTCTTATGCCTGACCAGATTGCTACAGCGATTAATGTCAATGGTGCTGAAGAAGCACAACGTAAAATCATTCTTACAAAGCTTGCAGCAGACTCCTTCTCTAACGGTAATTACCGTGCCGTACTTGGTGCTCTTCCTGAAGGTGCTAAGGCTGCTATTGCTGCTGCAACTGGATCAGGTAAAGCTTTTGCTGAAGGTGATTATGATGCTGTTCTAGAGGCTATCGACAAGACCGGTATCCCACGTGAGCAAGCTCTTGCCCAGATTCTTGCTGTAACAAATGGTGACTACACTGCAGCGCTAAAGGCAATGAACCTTACACCGCCTGAAGTTGAAGCAGCTAAGAAAAAGATTGATCAAGTTGTCGGTAAAAAAGTTACGCTTGAAGCCGTCGATGGCGTTTCAGGTCCAGCTGGTGTAATGAGAAGAGCGATCGATGCTATTCAAGGCAAAATGATTACTATCACTACTAACTACACTTCGACAGGTAATCCGGGTACAGCCGGTAGAGGTACTGAGTATGCTGTTGCTAACGGTGGAATCTTCAATGGTGGAAAGCCTGTAGCCGGTTCTCTTGGTACGAATGGTAATTTCGGTATCAAGGCATTCGCTGGTGGTGGAATTGAAAAGCACGTCGCTCAATTTGCTAAAGCTGGAGCAATGCGCCTATGGGCTGAACCTGAAACTGGTGGTGAAGCTTATATTCCTCTCGCAAAAGCTAAGCGTGGTCGCTCACTCAAGATTCTTGAGGAAGTTGCACGCATCTTTGGATTCGGTCTTCACAGCATGCAAATGGCTAATGGTGGAACTACTGATCAGCCACTAGCACCTCGCCCAACAGTTTCATCAGGTGGACCTGATGTAAGCTTCAATGTGTTCCCATCTCCGGGTCTTTCAGAGCAGCAAATTGGTAAAGCTGCAATGGATGAACTTTATTGGAAACTCAAAAATAAATAGGACATACGATGTATCTAAAGAATACCAGCATTTCGGTAAATATCAAGAGTTTGGTATTCACTAGCCACAAAAATGCTCAGAAAACTTCGCAATACAATCTAGACCCAACTGCAGTTAGTGGTTGGCTAGATGGTGTTGAGCCACGCAGAAGTACTACGGCTCGTCTAAGCGGTCATGGTGATTTCTCTGAGGCGACATTCTTGAATTCTAGACTTGTCTCATTCAGCGGAGTTGCCATGGCACCTGATGCAGGCACTCTTCAGAATATGCGCGATACATTTGTGGGTACTCTAGGTAATGGAGATTACACCGAAATGTCTGTCACCATCAACGGTGAAACTCGTTACGCTACAGTTGGTATTGAAGGTAAGCCTTCATGGGTAATCATCAATGACAAGAATGCAATCTGGAAAATGGATCTATATGCACCTGACCCATTTATTTATGGAGCAGAGAAGACAGTCCAAACCGGTGAAAGCATCACTATCGGTGGCTTGGACTATGCACTATCATATCCACTTGATTACCACACAACTGGGTTGAATTCTACACAAACTGTGAAAAATAATGGAAATGCAACTGCTTGGCCTAAATTCAAAGTCACAGGAGATTACTACCGAGGATTCTCCATTGACAACAATCTAGGCGATAAAGTTACATATAATGGAGTAGTAACGCTGCAAGCTCCTGTCATTATCGATATGGCTAAAGGAACTGCAACTCAGAATGGCGTTGATAAAACAATTCTGATGACCAAGCGTGAATGGTTTCCTATTCACGCTCAAGAAACTATTCAACCAGCCTTCAGACCTGTGGATAATGGGTATGGCTGGTGTGATATCATTTTTCGCGATACATACGTTTAATAGAGGAATAGACAAATGACTGCTGGATTTGGCGTTGAAAAAGCTGCTGACGGCTCTGGAACTACTTCTGGAGATATTAGAAAAATCTTTGGTGGACTATACACTCCTGGACTAATTTCAGGATGCTTAGTAACCCAGAGTGCTACTGACATGACCTATGTGGTTTCTGCTGGAGTAGTTGCAATTAAGACTGCAACTGATGAGATTATTCTTGCTCCTGTAGCAACTACCACTGTACCTACTGCAGCTGCTCCTGGCTCAGGAACTCGTACTGACTACATTTATGCAAAGCAAGATTACCCTTCAGTTGAAGGTGATGCTAACATCGTTCTAGGCGTTGGCACTTCTTTACCGTCTCGTGCTGTGCTGATCAAGAAGTTTATCGTTTCGAGTGGAAACACTAAGACCAGTCAAGCAGTTGCGACAGGCAGTATTGACTATTCCATTCCGTATGGCGCCTCACTGGGTGTCCTGCATAAGTTCCAGGATACGACTGTGGGTACCTTGCCGACAACACTTACCCGCAAGGGTAGTGGAACCATTTCGTTGCCAACTGACCGCAGATTGAAGTTCTCCCTCACAACCACAATTCAAGCCAACAATGCTGTAGGATTTGACAACTCCAAGTACTGCGAATGGGGCTTTCTACCGAACATTGACGGTGGTGACTTCATTCTGTGGGCAACACCAGGTCTTCACCAGTCTCTAAGTACTCTTTACTTTGAAGGATACTTCAATGCAACTGCAGGTACACATACTGTGAACTATGGAGCTGTTAGAATTTCAGGACCTGGAACTGCTTACCATTATTATGGTACTCTTGGCGGATATGGTCGCGTTGGAACTATTTTCCAGGTTGAAGATGCAGGACCCACCAAGTAATGTGGAGTGCATATCTCTTTCAGGTTTCTACTGGCCGAGTTGGTCCTAAAGTAGAATTTTCAGACCTTAGCTGGGAAATTGATCTAAACACGACAGAATCAATAAGTCTTAAGCTTTCAAAGTCTTCTCTTCCTGCAGTTGATTTAGAGCACTGGCTTTCCCCAATGTGGGCAGGACTATTGCTTTTCTGGGATGGTGCTCCGATTGTTGGTGGGCCTATCTTGAATCTTCCATCTGAAGATAAGCTCACTATCTCGCTAAACTGTAGTGGAATCAGATCAGTTCTAGCACGCAGATTGGTGATTCATGAGCAGACTAACTGGCTTCTTCTTCCAAAAGATAAAGTCACATACACAGGAATTTCACTTGGCACAATTGCTAAGAATGTTGTAAAGCTTTCTCAAGAAAAGCCTGGCGGTGGATTGCCAATCAGCTTTCCACTTCCAGACGAGACTGAGGGTGTCAATGCAGATCATGATAGAAACTATCGAGGATTCAACCTTCAAAATCTATCTTGTGATGATGTACTAACAAAGCTTTCGAATGTTACTGGTGGACCTGACGTTATGTTTAAGCCACGACTTCTTAGTGACAACTTAGTCACATTCGATATGTGGCATGGAACTAAAGACAGTCCACGAATTGATCAGAAAGTTATGCCTGTATGGGACATGACAGCTGAAAATGGTGAAGTAACTGACATTAGTATCACTACAACAGGCACTTACACAACGCACAGAGTATTCTCTCTGGGCTCGGGGCAAGATGAAGCTCAACTAATTACAGTTTCATTTGATGATAGTATGGTAAAGGACGGATATCCTTTACTGGAGAGTGTAATCTCTACTAGTGATAGTGAAAAACGTCCTGTTGTGCAAGCGCATGGAGATGCAAATCTCACTACAAATTCGCGTGTACTGAAAGAAATTCAAATTTCTGTTCGAGGTGACGGTAATTATCCATTTGGATCATTCTGGCCTGGAGATGAGTGCGAAATCTATGTAAAGGGTCTTATTGGCCTGAAAGATGGAAGGCACCGAATGAGAATTTTGAATATGACCGGAGATTCAACAGCAAATATGCGACTAAGTCTTCAGTCTGACTAATAGTAAGAAATGACATAAGGATTTACAATGGAAGTAAATAGAATTGGTTCTGATGGAGCATTCATCAGACACATCCGAAACATGGAAGCCGACATCAAGGCAGGCCAAACTAGACCGTCTGGCCCAATTGTATCTCGTGACAGCATTGTAGTTAGAGATGAAGAGACTGGCATTGAAGTAGTCATTGGCCAACAGGCTGATGGTTCTCACGGTATTGAACCTTTTGTAGGTGATACGGAGCCACCTCCAGTTGCTGCAATGCCTGTCACATTTGCGCAGCCTGCTCTAATCCAGGTTAGCTGGAATGGCGATTTTCTCGACAGTGCAGAAAAGCCTCGTGACTTTGAACATGTAAATGTCATTGGCTTCAAAATTGTTGGTGGAGCTACGGTCCAGACGATCCCTGTGGGCCTCATCCGCAAGCCACTAGAATCAGTCTTCATTACTCCCGACCTGATGCCTGAGGATGACACCTGGCAGTTCGCACTACAGTCTGAGGACTACAACGGCAACCTTGCTGCTATTGGTGCGCGAAGCCCCATTCTCACCATGGAATCTGTCATGTCAACTAAGCTTGTTGATGACAAGATTCAGGAGCTGAAGGAGAAGGACACTGAGCTTTCTAACACGGCTGCTGCAACACAGGAAACTTTAGCAAATGCTCAAGCCCTTGCTGATGCTTTATTAGCTAAGGGTCAAAACCTTGTTGTCAATGGTGACTTTGATGCACCATACACAGTAGGAAAGCCAGTCACTGGTTGGCCTAGCTTTACACTATCATCCATTGGAACTACAGCCTCTGCTGCCCGTACAGGCACAATGTATCTTAGAGCTGCGCCACTATCGACTCCTGCATACGCATACAGCAATGACGTAGTTTCAGCTAGTGGGCGCATTTACCGCGCAGAATACTGGGTCAAGCTTGCCCAAACTGCTACAGTTACTGACGGAACTACGGGGCTTGGCTTCCTTTTCACTACAACAGACCTTACAGGTACCGTCGTAGCAAATGCTGTAATTGACACTACAGTTCCTGTCTCATCCTTGACCACTGCCACATGGGTAAAGGTTACCAAGGATTACACTGTATCATCTCCGATCAATAAAATAAAATTCGGCCCTAGAGTTACAGGTAATGGAAACATCTACCTCATCGATAGCTTCAAGGTCACTGACGTAACAGAGGCCCTTGCAGCCCAACAGAAGGCTGATTCAGCATTCGCCAATGCACAACAGGCTGCTACTGCAGCTGGGACTGCACAAACTGCGGCTGACAACAGAAGCAAAAACTGGTATCAGGATGACCCTCCAGCAGGTGTAAGCCATAAAAATGGTGACACATGGTTTGACACCAACGACAGCAATAGAATCTACGTCTGGAGCACAGCCACCAGTGGGTGGATCGACATGCGTGATAAGGCTATTGCTGCTGCCAATACTGCTGCGACTGGTGCTCAAGCAACTGCTGATGGTAAAAATAAGAGCTATTACCAGAGCGGTGCACCAACAAATGTTCCTCCTGGTACATTAAAGAATGGTGATATCTGGTTCGATACAAGTGCTGGAGCAGGAAACAGACTTAGCACGTGGAGTTCGGCAGCGTCTGCCTGGCAGACTACGCAGGACATGGCTGCTACAATGCTTGAAGTTGCCAAGAAAGGTCGTACCTTCACAGGTGGAACCCAGCCTGCACTCGAATTCCGCAATACCTCTAACATCTGGATTGATACATCTCTCGGTGATGCATTTGCCATTACCAAGCGCTGGGACACTACTCTAAATGATTGGGTACCTGTCAAAGATGCGGCTATTGCTCAGGCCATTACTGATGCTGGTCTTGATGCACAGGCTAAATCTGATGCAGCATATACTGCTGCCATCAACGCACAAGGGTACTCAAAAAATCCAAGCTTTGATAATTGGTCTTCTACTCTGCCTGACTTGTTTACTACTTTTGGAACTGGACCTACAAAAGAAACTTCAATATTCCTTCGCGGCCCAAATGCTGCAAGATTCAACTGTACCGATGCGACAACAGATCGAGGTCTAAACTGGAATGGCATTCTTAGCCATGCCCCAAACCTTGAGTATTACACTGTAGAGGTATCTTTCTATCTGGCCTCTGGTACTACTTTGAATGGTGCAGGAGTATTGCTTGACTGGGTTGGCTTGTCTCCGAGCCGTTCAGTTGTGAGTCTAAGCGCAGAGATTTCTACGCCAGTTACAGGTAAATGGTACAGAGTATCAAAGGTGTTGCGTCGTCCAACAACTTCGACTGGAACATGGACTGGTATGGATGGCTACTTGATGGCCAACTATTCTGGTACATCTGAGTTCAATGGTAAGGCCGTAAAGGACATCATTTTTGATTGGCTTAATGTGCGCCCTTCAACTGTTGAAGAAATCCTTTCGTATACAGCTCCTACAACTTCATACGTTGATTCAGCCTCTGTAGCAGCTTCTGCTGCTGCTGTTGTCGCTGCTGCTGCTGATGCTACCCTAAAGGCAAATGCTGCACAAGCTTCTGCAATCGCAGACACCTCTACTAAAATGCTTGGAAAGAACAAGACTGTATGGTCTACTAGCCCTGCATCTGGTACAACTGGATACATTGCCGGTGACACGTGGTTCCAGCGTGATGCAACTGGAGCAGTTATTGCTCAGTGGGAATTCACTACTTCTTGGCAGTCTCGTACAGTCAGTGAATTCGTTATTGGTGGACTCTCTGCAGGTAAAATCATTACAGGCGTCCTCGATGCAGACCGCATCGGCACCAATACAATTACATCTGAGAAAATCTTTGTAGGTGACTTTACCAACCTCGCGTCAGATGGTTCCTTTATAGACCTAACTAAAAAGAACTGGACGGGAACTGGCACTGTCATTACAGTAGCAAATGAACCAAACAGACTGGAAGTTCTTACTCAAGCCACTGGAAACGCTGACCAGAAAAATACCAATGTATTTACAGTAACTGCTGGTGAGCAGATTTATGGGGAAATCTGGGTCTATGGTGACCCTGCAAATGTCGGCGGTGGTAGTGCAAATATGCACCTCCGTATCACCCTTAATACGGGATCAACTACATTCCCCGTATTTGACACTGTGACTCGCGCAGCTGCTTCAGGTGTTTGGACGCTTCTCAAGGGCGTTGTAACTATCCCAACCAATGCCAAAACAGCCCTTGTAGAGCCCTCTGTGACTGCGGCTTCTGACGGTGTGGGAAACAAGTACCATTTCCGTCTAGCCAACGTCCGTAGAATGAATAAGGGTGAGCTTATTGTTGATGGAGCAATTGATGGTAAAACTATCACTGGCCCAGTTATCCAGACAGAGGCTACAGCAAGCCGTGGAATCAAACTCACTGCATCTGAATTGGCCGGATATGATGCTTCGGGAAACAAAAACTTCTCACTGACTACCGGTGGAACTCTTGCTATCCGTGGTACCATTCAATCAGGGTCTACCATTTCAGGTGCCAACTTGTCAGCTTCAGGTATCTACACCAACCCTGCAACCAACCGCGGTGTGAAGATTCAGGACACAGGTATCCGCGCTTGGGATATCAACGGTAACGCTACATTCGTCCTCGACGCTACTACAGGTCAAGTCGAAGTTCCTGGACTCAAGGCTAGCTCGATCAAGGGTTCCATGATCGAGGCAAACACTATTGGTGTGTCCAATATTGCAGTATCAGACCTAACCAACTTTGCCCCATCGCTGGCAGAATCCCCCGGAGACTGG